AATTCGCCCTCGTATTCCGCCAGCTCATCTGACGATTTAAGCAAACCGCTTTGCATTGATTCCAGACCGTCATCAATTATTCGCCGGATTTCTTCAAGCTGAGTTCCGAGTTTCTTTGCTTCGCTCATGGTCGCAGCTTGGGCAACCTTTAACTCAAGGTCATCTGCCATGTCAGTCAGATATTTGACAAGCTCTTTGACCTGTCCGCCAGCGTACCGTTGAACGAATATCTGGTGGCGAACACCAGCGTCAACAAGAAAGTCGTTCGATGACATTACAGCGGGCTTTGCTCATCAATCTGTGCAAGTATTTCATCGGGCAGCAATTCGGACTCGATCCAGCCAGCGTCTTTCAGTCTGCGGACAATATCTACCTTCGGCATGACTCCAGCATCGTAACCTTGAATCATTGCCATAATTTCCTGCGGGCTGATATCGTCTTGCCAGAAATCGTTGTTCAGAGCGAAATTGATTTCAGGTTCAGTTGACGAAACAAACCTGGCGCAATCATACAAGACGTTCTCAATAGCCTCATTAATATTCCCGACCAGTGTATCAAGCATAGAGTTTTCAGAAGTGGCTTGGATTCTGGCTTCTTCGGCTGTCATCTGTGCGCCAGCTTGGCGGCGGATAATCTTCGCGCCGATCTGTGCCATCATGATCTCTTTATGCTCCATTTCATCTTTGATGGCGCTGGAAGCGCTTAGCTGTAAAAGTTCAGCTTTGCCGCCTTCGCTCAATATCAAGCCAGCATTTTCTCCAACCGTAATTCCGCCAGGATTAGCAGACATGAATTGCTCTGGACTCATATCGGTTGAAATCACCAAAGTTCCGCCACCGTGAACTGACAGATTATTTTCGTGGTCTGCGCTGTTTCGGAAGTGACCGATGTTTACTCTGGCAATGTCGTATAGGATTGGTTCGTCTACAGTCGGTAGATTGTTATTCGCACCAATAAAATGGAAAGGAATATAGTTAAAAGGTTGTCCAGCGTAATCCTTAACTACTAATTCGTCAGTGATTGGATCACCGTCTTTGTTATACAGCTGTTGAGTGTAGCCATATTCGCCAAGCCGCAGAACACGATATTGATCTTCGTATTCCCAAGTGAACTCATCATAATGAACTGGCTTTGGCTCTTTCAGCACTAGCATTCCGAGTTTCTGCTTTCCGCCGATAATGTGCGTGTGCCAGTTGATAATCGACTCTGCGTTGTAAGTAGCAATGTGCGGTTGAAGTTCAAGCATCCTGATCTGCTCTGCAGTCATGCCATCTTCGACTGACGGATAATCTGCCAGCATACCGAATCGACCTGTAACCATGACTTCATCAGCTGCGAGCTTTGCTACTTGTGTCAGTGACTGTCCAGAGCCATCAGCGTTATAAATCATAAACTCCATGTCATCAGGCAATTCAATTCGCGGCTCTAGCCTGAATATTGCGCCTTTGAGTCCTTCGCGTGTTCTTCCTGTGTAGTTAGTGTAAATCGCTTTTTCCAGCCTGATCTGCCACTGATGTTCATCTTCGTGAGTTCTGCGCGGGATATACTCGCGAGCCTCTTTTTGCGTTGGCCCGTCTGCTGCGCGGCGAGTCAGTTCCCACTTGTCTATATTCTTTTCGTATTCGGAATTAGTGTCTGAAACAGGCATTGGCGTAATCTCAAATGCTGAAGTTCACTGGTATATGCGCAACTGGTCTTTTAATTGGCATTTCGTATGCTATCGGATAAGTCGCTGCGTCAATTGCGTGGTCAAGTCCTGATTTCTTGTCTGGTTCGCCATTGTTGTCATAGGCGAGTTGTTCAAACGATTCGATCAGTGTCCTGACTTTGGTTGGATTGCAGTATAACACGCCGCGCTCAAATGCAGAATTGGTTGCCATTACACGATCTTTCACTGCTGGATTGGCTTTCTTTGCCCTTACCAGAAAGCCAGCTTGCTCCAGTAAAGCAATATCACTGATTGAGGCGTTGACCGTTTTTCTTGCTCTGCCGCTTGCGTCTGGATAGATATAAATCGCGTGCCCGTGATACCGATCTTGCAATGTGTCGATCATTGATGGCGTGTCATACATATCAATAAGTTCATCTACTGCGTGCCATTCTTCTCCACGCCTGACGTAAACAATGGCGCACTGTCTGGTGACGTTGAAGTCACATCCAATGTAAAGCGGTTCGTTGCCTCTGATTTCTTCTCTGCTGGAGTGCAACTGTCTATCGAAACTTCCGTAGACCGTGCCGAATGAGAGGTTAACAAACTGGCCCTCAAGATATGCAGATAACAATGCCTGTGGATAAATGTCCTGCAAGCTCTCGATATAACCTGACGGCAAATACGGATTGCTATTTGTTGGAGCTTGTATAATTTCATATCCAGGCTGTGGATGCTTCTTCCATGTCTCGTAAACAAAGCGGAATCCTTCCGGCGTTGTTGTCACGCCAATTGAGTTCTGTCCTTTATCTTTTTGCTGCCTGTTTCTTGCTATTACTTGACGCCAAACGTGCGCTGCATCATCTTTCTTCAGCGTGTCCAGTTCGTCAATGTCAGCGTCTGCGTGTTCGTAGCCAATAATTCGATTTGGATTTTCCATGCTGCGGAAAAATATTTGCCCGTAGCCTTCAATCGTTATTTGGTTCAATGGTGACTTTTGCAGCCTGTATGGAACTCCAAGTTCTGTAAGCGTTTGCTCGAATCTCGGCCACGCAATCATACGAATCAGGTCATAAGTTGGTTCGTAAAAGCCACGATTTAATCCAGGATGTCTCAATATCCCAAATATGGATCGCAGAATTGCCGCTTCAGTTTTTCCAGCGCCAAAGCCAGCGACCAGTGCTGGAAACCTCGCAGTGCTGACCATGTACTGGTACTGCGGGACAGTCGGATTAAGCAGAATTGTCTGCGCCATCTGGCTTAACGATATTGATGGTGATTGGTTCTCTGTTGGCTTGAGATTCATCTGTTTCGCGCCAGCCAGCTTGTGTTTTCAGGTAAAAGATTGTCGCAGCTGTGTTTCCTCTTTTTGCCTGACTTATCAATCCAGCGCCTATTCCTGCAATGGCTTTTGCTTTCCCTTTTTTATATGCCTCAGAAACCTCGGGCTGTCTGCCTTCAATTTCTCGAAATGTATTTTCGGAGATGTTGAAGTAATCAGCGAGTTGATGCTTTGAAAGCACAGCAGCAAGATGCTCCACTTGTTTGACTTGATCCTCGTCAAACACTATCAGAGGTCTGCCACCACCTTCGCCTTGTCTACCGTTTTTCATTTTACTTAAACCATTGCTCTATTATTGCTAATGCTATTCGCTGCGTCATAAATGGAGGAACCGACATTCCGCAAACATAATTAGCATCTTTACCTCTAAAATCATAGTCGTCAGGAAATGTTTGAATCCTAATAACTTCGGCAGGACTAAAATACCGTGGTTCATCAGGATGGCATTGTGGCTGACCAGCAACAACAGTAAAGGCTGGTTTTTCCCATGAAGAGCGAACCCGATTAAACCAGCTACCTCCGGCAGCTTTTGAAAAGCTGTCTCCTTTAATTGTTTTTTTCCATAAATTTTTTGCTTTAGGACTTAACGACTTAGCGCCTTCAGCGCTAGTTCCTTGCAAAGCCTCTTTTAAATTGATTATTTCTTCGTCAAATTCAAGCTGAATTTTTGGTAAATTAAGATTTTCTCGACTTGCTATAAAAAAAACTCGTTGCCTTGCTTGCGGAACGCCCATTTTTGCTGAGTTTAATAAAAAAAGTTGCGGTCTATAGCCAGCTTTTTGGAAAGCAGAAAAAATCTCTTTCACATAACCTTTTGCGTTTCCAGAAATCAATCCTTTTACGTTTTCGGCAATAATTACTTTTGGTTGAAGGCGGCGGCCTGTTTCAATGAAATGCATAAATAAGTCGTCAAGTCGCTGCTTTTTCTGGCCTTCTCGAAACTTATATTCTTTTCCCCATTTTTTTTCCCGAGAACCTGCCATGCTAAATACAGAACATGGCGGAGAGCCGTCCAGAAGGTCCAAGTTTTTCAAATCGTCTGGAATGTCGTCGAGATTAAATTGATTGAATTCTTGTACGCCCATTAGATAGCTATATTTCGGGCGATGATTTTTCTGATAGAGACCCATCATTTCAGGATCAATTTCAACGCCTCCGAGAACATCAAATCCAGCTAGCTTATATCCCATTGTTGAGCCGCCTCCGCAATGGAAACAACTAAAAGCCGTCAAACCTGTAGATTCTTTGTTTTCCAGGTCGGATAAGTTCCATGGTCCTTTAGCTTTTTGCATCAAATTCGAAACCGCATCTCGGGCATTTATGGTCGAAATTGCTGAATTCATCTTCTTTGTATTCTTTTACTCCATCAATACTGCCTATTGGTTTATTAATATTTTCAAAGTCTAAAAGGCTATTAAGCATGTCTTCCTGAAAACCAAGCAAATCTATATCAAAATCTAATTCCTGAAGATGCTCTAATTCTAAAATTAATGCTTCGTTATCCCACTCAGCATTTAATGCTAGATTATTATCAGCAATGACGTATGCCTTTCTCTGAGCGTCTGTGAGGTGATTTGCCTCTACCACTGGTAGTTCGGTCATGCCGAGCTTTTTCGCGGCTAATACGCGCCCGTGGCCGGCTATAATGCCGTTTTCGCCATCAATTATGATTGGGTTCAGGAATCCGAATTCTTTGATACTGGCGGCTATCTGAGCCACTTGCGATTCGGAGTGCGTGCGCGAGTTCAGCGCGTATGGAATGAGCTTGTCTGTTGGAACCGTTTTGTGCTTTGGAAATTTCATCCGTACCCCGTACCGATGCGATTCTTCCCCGAAGAATCTTTTTTACCCTACCCGCCCCTATTTAAAAAGTCGGCTGGCGCGATTAAGCAACCAGCCGTAGAACCAAGGTCTAGAGAGATTAGGACAGTTGGAATAAACCGTTCACGCCATCGAAATCTAGCTGGAGCGTTTCGCCATCGTTCAGCGTAATGCTTGAACCATAGTCATAATAGCCGACCAGCGGATCCGCAGGACTCGTAACTGTGTCGTCATAAACATAGATATATCGAAACGGGCCGACAGAGCCGCCTGATGCTGTCAAAGTGA